GATTCATTTTATGGCATGGAAAAAAGGATTGAAGACGATGTACTATTGCCGTAGTGAGAAACTTGCTAAGGCAGATAAAGTATCTAAACGTATTGAACGTGAAGTAATCAAAGAACTAGATATGACCCAAATTGCACAAGGTAACGACTGTATTGCATGTGAGGGATAATGAAAACCATTGCTCTATTTGTAGGACCTCCTTACGTTTCTACACAATCGTGCAATGGTATAATTCAAGCTTTATCACCAAAGTATAATTTTAGATTATTTTCAAAACATGAGGTAGAAGATGGATTCTTTGAAAAAGTGGATGCTGTATGCTTCGGTGGCGGTTTCGGCAGTTCTGACAGCTGGGACTTTCTTCTTAGGAATAATGTTGATTCTGTCCGAACCTTCGTGCAACGAGGTGGGGTGTATATCGGAATCTGCATGGGTGGGTATTGGGCAGCCTCTGATTATTTCGACATTCTTTCTGGTGTGGATGTGTGTCAATATATCAAAAGGCCGGAAACAGATACAAGAAGACCCCATGCCAAAAACTTGGAAGTTGACTGGAACGGTAAACGGGAAAGAATGTTCTTTTACGATGGATTTGCAGTTACAGGAAATGAAAGAAATTTTGAAACATACGCAAGATACATGAACGGTGATCCAATGGCTATTATACAAAACAACATTGGTATAATAGGTTGTCACCCTGAAGCGACTGAGTATTGGTATGATGAATATACTTGGTTAAAAGGTAAATATGAAAGCAAACACAATTTGTTGTTAGAATTTGTTGACGAGATTATGAAATGATTATAGAGTGGACATTAATAGGATTTTTTAGTGCATTAGGATGGTGGGGTGCAAATCATTATGTGATTGAGCCTTACTTTCCTCCACCAATAGAAATAAAGGAAGAAAAATGAGAAAAGTATTAAGATTTACTGCATCATGGTGTGGACCATGTGCAATGTTATCAAAAAATTTAGAGAGTGTAAAAACAAACCTGCCGATTGAGGTTATTGATATTGATGATGAGATTGATATCGCAGCCGAATTCGGTATTCGTAGTGTACCAACTCTTGTAATGCTGGATGAAAACGTTGAAGTAAAAAGACTCGTTGGTATGCAGCCATTAAAAAAACTAGAGGACTGGTTAAATGATTAAAAAGACAAATTTCAAAATTACGGATCAACGTAGTAACTTTAAACCTTTCAACTATCCGTGGGCATATGATGCATGGTTGAAACATGAACAATCACATTGGCTTCATACTGAAGTGCCAATGCTTGAAGATGTGAAAGACTGGAAAAAGAAACTTACAAAAGACGAAAAGACTTTCCTTACACATATCTTCCGTTTTTTTACTCAAGGTGACATTGACGTTGCGGGTGGTTATGTAAACAACTATCTACCATATTTCCCACAACCAGAAATTCGTATGATGTTGATGGGTTTTGCTGCACGTGAAGCTCTACACATTGCTGCATACTCACACTTGATTGAAACTCTTGGTCTACCAGAAACCACATATAGTGAATTCTTGGAATATCAAGAAATGAAAGACAAACACGACTATGTGTTGGATATTGCAAGTCAAAATAACACAAAAGAAAATACAGCTCGTCACATTGCTGTGTTCTCCGCATTTACTGAAGGTATGCAGTTGTTCTCATCATTTATTATGTTGTTGAACTTCCCACGCCACGGTAAAATGAAAGGTATGGGTCAAATCGTTACTTGGTCTATCGTTGATGAAACGATGCACGCTGAGAATATGATGAAATTGTTCAAAACATATATAAACGAAAACACCGAGATTTGGAACGATGAACTGAAATCAAGTATCTACACAATCGCTGAAAAGATGGTTGCACTTGAAGACAAATTTATCAACTTGGCTTTTGATGTGAATCAAATGGAAGGTCTAACCAAAGAAGATGTTAAGAAGTATATTCGTTACATTGCTGACCGTAGATTGATTGGTCTTGGCATGAAAGGTATCTTCAAAGTTAAACGTAATCCACTACCATGGGTCGAAGAAATGATTAATGCACCAACGCATACCAACTTCTTTGAAAATCGTGCAACAGACTATGCAAAGGGTGCTGTGACGGGAGATTGGAGTGACGTTTGGGCTCACTAATAACAATAAGAAAGAACTATCATGAACGAAAAACAAATAACGGCAGAGTGTGCAGCTTGTGATTCAAGTTTTACGGTTGCTTACGTAGAAGAATTTGTTTCACAAGAATTCCCTGAATGTTGTCCATTCTGTGGTGAGACCATTGAAGAATTTGAAGAACATCAAATCGATGACGAAGACGATGAGAATCTAGATTCAACTGATTGGTAATTCAATTATCTAAATACTTCCATGAATGGGAGTATTAATGATGAGTTCAAATTGGAAATATAATCTCGAAGATTTTACTGATGACATGGTTGGTGATAATTACGGGTTCGTGTATCAGATAACTAATCTGACGAATGGTAGGAAATACATAGGGAAGAAATTATTTTACTTCACCAAAACCAAACAAGTCAAAGGTAAGAAGAAACGTTTTAAAGCCATGTCAGACTGGCAAACTTATTATGGAAGTAGTGACACCTTGAAAAAAGATGTTACAATGTTAGGACAAGACAATTTTGTTAGGGAAATCCTACATTTGTGCAAGTCTAAAGGTGAATGTGGTTATCTTGAAGCTAAAGAACAATTCGCAAGAGGTGTTCTGGAGAGTGATGATTACTATAACACATGGATTATGTGCAGAGTAAGAGATACACACATAAAAGGATTACATGTCGGAAAATTACAACTTCTATAGCTTTTGGCAAACAGAAGAAGATGAAACGAAAAGCAGACTCAAATGCATGGAGTTTGACGATGAAACGATGGGTAAATTTGCCGATGAAGAAGGTAGCGAACTTGGTCATAAGTACCAAATTGTCCTCGTAAGAGACCACGATGAAGACGAGGAAAAATTTGCCGATTTAGATATCTTTGAGGCAATACTTGCACATCCTATCACCTACATCAAACAACTAATGAGCTGGGGTTGGTATGGAGTTGTCATCAGAAAATCCGAAAAATCCGGCAAATACGTTGACATAGCTGTTGCCGAAATACAAGAATTATTGTAGAATGTAGTTTTGAAACTTGAAAGTTTATCATGATCCTTATTGATCTAAACCAAGTGCTCTTAGGTGGTCTAATGGCACAAATCAACAAAAAGCACGTGAAGATTGAGGAAGACCTCCTACGTCACATGATTCTCAACACGCTGCGTTACAACATCAAACAATTCAAAGAAGAATACGGTGAAGTTATCCTATGTGCGGATAACCGTAAGTACTGGCGTAAAGAATTCTTTCCTTTCTACAAAGCTGGTCGCCGCAAAGCACGTGAAAAATCCGATTTGGATTGGCACTTGATCTTTGACTTTCTTGCCAAATTCAAACAAGAACTAAAAGAAAATTTCCCATACAAAGTTGTGGACGTTGAAGGAGCTGAGGCCGATGACATTATCGGTACTTTAGTGCCTCGTCATATCATGCACGAGAATATTTTGATCCTATCAAGTGATGGTGACTTCCTACAACTACAACAATACAATGGTCGTTCTAAGTACCATGTGAAACAATACAATCCGTCTATGAAGAAGTACATTCATTCGGAAAAACCACTGGAAGAACTAAAAGAGAAAATCATTCGTGGTGATAAAGGCGATGGTATTCCAAACGTGTTTTCACCAGCTGATTGTTTTGTTCGTGACTTGAGACAAAAAGCAATCACCAAAGGTGTATTGGATAAACTCATGGAAAAACACTACGGTGACTGGGAAGATGAAACAGCAAAAGCTGGATTCACACGAAACCAAGTGCTGATTGATCTAAGTCACATTCCTGGTGATATCAAAGACAAAATCATAAATAATTATGAGGAAATGAAGCCGGCATCTAGAACTAAGATGCTTAATTATTTCATTGATAAAAAACTAAAAAACTTAATGGATGTTATTGAGGAATTCTGATGAAAAACATATATGAAATTTGGGACGAATTTGAGAATTGCGATACGAAAAAAGAACGTATGACCGTGATTCAAAACAATTTGTCAAAAGCCTTGCATGACGTATTACTATTGACATTCCATCCGGATTATCAATTTTTGGTAACTGAAATGCCAGAGAACTATTCACCTAAGTGGGAAAATACAAATGGTTTCTCTCGTTGTCAGTTATCTACAGAATTGCGTAAGCTGTACATGTTCCGTAAAGGAGATGGTACAGCTGAAGCGTTGAGTGATAGAAAGAGAAATGAATTATTGATTCAATTGCTGGAATCTCTTGAACCAAGAGAAGCTGAAGTTGTTATGGGTATCTTTCAAAAAGACCAACATGTACCTGGTCTAACATATAAATTTGTTAAAGAAGCATTTCCTAACATGTTACCCTAATGACCAAAAAAGAACGAATAATAGTTGTTTGTGGAAAATTTGATACTTTAAATCGTGATGAATTGCAATTTCTACGTAAAGCCAAAGATAAGGGTGATTGGTTAGTTGTCGGTGTTTATTCAGATTTGTGGATGACCAACAACAATAATGGTTTTATGCAAAACCATGACACGAGAATTGATATTGTTCAGAGTATAAAGTATGTAGATGAAGTTTTCAGATTTAACGACTATGACGGTTCAGCTTGTCAACTATTAAAGATTGTAAAAATTGTGTATCCAAATTCCCATATTACATTTATAACGGAAGAGGATATAGCATCTATGCCCGAGAGTCATATCAGAGGCATAAATTTTGAGGTAATAAAATTAGGAGAAGATTAAGTGTCAAAAAAATTTGACAGTCGCAAGTCTAACGATTATGACGAATTCGACTACGGTGAAAAATTACACCGTGAGAAAACTAAAAAAGTAAAACGTGGCAAAAATCGATATTACGATGAAATGGACTTTTCACCACCACGTAGAGAAAAACCGTTGCGTAGATACAACAACACCTATTGACATTATACTCAAACCGTGTATAATCTAGTCTGTTTGTAAGGAGAACACATGATTATACACGGCAACCTCGGTAAGTCTAAAAAACGCAAAGTCAGCAAAGCTGACCAGTTGCGAAATGAGCTTTGGTTAAAATCAATCGAAGCCATTGCACCCAAGCCTAAGAAAATTACCAAGTTCAAGCCTACATATAGTCTCGGACCCGGTTCAGCACCACCCGGTCGTGAAACCGTGCGTTATCCTTCCCGTGTTACTGTACCCGCAGTAGCGACCAAAGCAGAATCAAAAGTTTACACTGGCACAAAAGTCATGGGCATTGCAACAATGCACAAATCAAACGCTGTACCTGTGTTTAACAGTGAAGAAGCTGTAGAAATTTCAAGCATGAGGCGTTAAAATGAAAGTAAGAAAACTGGTAAAAAGACTTTACAGAGCAGTTCGTGAAGGAAAACTCGAAAAAGAAAAAAGACTTTACATAAAATTGCTCAAAAAGTCATTCAAAGGTAAAAAAACATTCGTAGTGAGATAAAAATGGCTAAAAAAATGTCATTCACCGTGAAAATTCCAAAACCGGTTTGTCGTACACCGATAAAACCGGTGGAAAAACACAAAATTTCAACAAAATATGCTCGTAGAGCGAAGCATCCACACAAAGGAACTCATTATGAGTGAAAAATATGACTTTTCCGAGCTCAATGCAGCGATGCGAAAGTGCATTGTCATGTCCAGATTCGAGCACGATCAAGAAAAATACGAAAATTTGAAGAATAACTCGTGGATTCTTGATGTTGAAGAAACAAATGATGGCACCGGCGATGCAATTTTGAATTTTCCTGATGAGCTCATGATGTTGAATGGCTGGAAAGAAGGCACAAAGCTTGATATGGAAGCCAAAGACGGCAAAATTTACGTGAGGGAAGTGAAATGAGAACGGAAGTACTTGCAACAGAACACGGAAATATTGTCCGTTTGTTTGCCGACACAAAAAAGGAGCTCACATTGACTTTTTTTCGAGTCCAAGAATACTACGAATCACAAAAACCAGAATTATTCCGTAAAAGTTTCAGTGTTATGGAATTTTTAGAAGCAATGATGACTGATGACGGCGTTATTGAATACTTTTCTGATTGGGATGGCTTCAATGTACCTGATGAACTTTTCAATAGATGGATTTCCGAACAATCTTTAGGTGGTTTTACAAAGCAAGAAAATGCTTTGATAGATTCTTTACTTGATTTGGATCGCAAGACACCGTATTATGTCATTGGTGCGATGAAAGGTGACAAAGGAACATTAGAACATGAAATGTCACATGCATATTATTATCTAAATCCTGAATACATTGCAGAAGCCAATAATTTGTTGCATATTTTTGAGACAACTTATCCCGATGAATACAAACAATTTGTACATGACCTGAAGGAATTGGGTTATGCTGATGACGTAATCGATGACGAAACCGTGGCATGGATGGCCGCAACTAATAAAAGAGAATTTAATGACACATTTTACGTAGAATATGCTAAATTAGAGCCTTTGATTAAGCGTTTCCGTAAATTGTTGCGTAAATACAACAAGTAAATTGACACATCAAATCTACTGTGATACAATAACAACATTGTTTAGGAGATAGAATGTCAAAACTGTTAGATTCCAAGTCCCTGTTGGCAAAGCTCATGGCTACTGAGGACATTATGGTTGAACAACGTAAAGTTTCAACCGCATACTTTGATTTGAAGAACCGTGTGCTGTGTCTTCCAATCTTAAAATCCGACCTCGAATCGTACAACTACGACCACTTTATTGGCCACGAAGTCGGTCATGCACGTTATACACCCGTTGAAAAATATCGAGAAGCCGCCAAAAAGACTGTAGCTTCTATTCTAAATTGCGTTGAAGATGTACGTATCGAACGCAAAATCAAATACAAGTACCCTGGTCTCAAAAACTCATTTATCAAGTCATACAAAGATTTGATTGAACGTGACTTCTTTGGCACAAAAGAAAAAGATATCAACGAATTCAATTTCATTGACCGTGCTAACTTGTACTTCAAGGGTGGTCCTGACCAAGGCATCGAATTTACCGATGAAGAAGAAGTTTATTTGGAGATGATGGAATCTGCCGAAACATTTGAAGATGTGGTAGAAGTCACCAACAAAATCGTTGGCTTTATGAAAGCATCAGCCAAAGAAGAATTGCGTACCATCAAAGTTGTAGTTCCACCTTCCGTTGACGATGAATTGGAAGAATCAGAACAACCTCAAGGTTCTCCTAATCCAGAAGAAGATGAACCTGAAGATAATCAAACTCAGGAAAAAACTCAAGCTTCAGAAGAAGATGGTGAAAACACCGAAGAAAAATCTACCACTCCAGATTCTGGTGCTCAAGTTGAAGAAGAAAAAGAACCTACAGAAGAAGAAATCTTGGACCACATCCAATCCAAGACTGACGAAGCTTACAAGTTCAACGAAAAGCAATTGTTTGAAGAAAGCAATTACCGTGAAATTAAGTATGTAAACATTCCAGAAGTTGTCTTGTCAAAAACCATCATGCCGTTTGATGATTTGCACAGTAAACTTCAAGAGAGTATAAATTCAAATGATTCGGCAAAGGCTTTCTTCAAGATTGGTGCAACGAGTTACATGGAATACCGCAAAGATTTGAACCGCATGGTTTCTTATCTTGTCAAAGAATTTGAATTGCGTAAGAACGCTGACCAGATGAAACGTGCTCAAACCTCCAAAACTGGAGAATTGAACATGTCTAAAATTTACTCATACAAATTCAGCGAAGACATTTTCAAGAAAATCACGGTGATGCCTGATGGTAAATCACACGGCTTGGTATTGTTCCTTGACTGGTCAGGTTCTATGCGAAACAATATTGAAAATACTTGTAAGCAATTACTTGCACTGGTTCTTTTCTGTAAGAAGGTAAACATTCCTTACGAAGTATATGCTTTTGGTGATGGCAATATCGAACATAGTTATTTGCCAATAACAGCTGTACCTAAAGAAGGTGACCTAGAAATTGGTCAATTTACTCTTTACAACATCTTTTCAAGCCGCATGAATGCCGCACAATTCAAATTTATGGCTTCTTGTTTCTCACACAAAAATCCATACTATATTGTTGGTCGTGTCATGGACATGTCTGGTACTCCTTTGAATGAAGCAATCATTGCTGCGATGAAGATTGTTCCTGAATTCCAACAAAAGTACAAACTTCAAATTGTTAACACCGTTATTTTGACTGACGGTGAAAGTAATTCTAATGACAGCATTTATGAAAAGAACACAGACCGTCTATATCCTCGTCCATTTGGTGGATCAGATATTGTGTTCCGTGATCCAAAATCTCGAATTGAAGAAAAGGTTGAACTGCAAAAAGCCAACTACAATCGTGGTATTGCAAAAACACAAACTTTGATTTGTATGTTGAAACGGAAAACAAATTGTAACGTCATTGGTTTCTACCTTGTTTCTCCACGACACATTGATCGAGCTTACAGATTCTACGGTAACGGTTCAGTCGGTTCTAAAAACTATGAAGAAACGAAAAACCAGTTCCGTAACGAAAAACACGTTGTGTTAGAAACTCATGGCTTTGATGAGTACTACCTACTACGTGACGATTCTATTACTGCCGATTCTATTGACTTTGAAGATGTTGAAGTAAAAAACAACACAGCTCGAAGCATTGTTTCGTCATTCAAGAAGTTCAACAAAAACCGTCTCGAATCTCGTGTGGTGTTGAATCGCTTTATTAACTTAATTGCATAAGGAGAAAAAATGAAAGAAACCATTGCCAACTATGTTCACCATGAAAACCACTACACAGTGGTAAAAGTGAACAACATGTTTCATGTAGAATGCCGTCAAAACGGTGTTCTTACAAGGTCGATTCCGTTCCTGTCTGAACAAGAAGCCATACTTTTTGCTGATTCACATGGAACCACCAGTAAACAATTATTGAATGGTTAATATGTTACAAGATTTAAATGGTAATGATGAGGCACTCCGTATCCTCCAAGAGGAGTGTGCGGAAGTTGTTCAAGCTACGTCCAAGGTCTTTCGGTTTGGTTTGAATACGGCATACAACGACAAAACAAACCGTGAAAGACTGGAAGAAGAAATTGGTGACCTTCTTTGTATGATTGACATTCTAATAGAGAATTGTGTCCTGTCGGATTCCAATATCAACGGTGCCAGAATTAAGAAACGTGAAAAACTAAAACTTTGGTCTAATGTTGTCCAGAAACAACAAAATGATTGCCAAAGTCCATCCGAGTGATATAATAGAGTTATCTTCTTTGGAGTTTATTATGAAACTTTTGATCTTGATTCCCGTTATCGCTCTGGCTGCCTGTTCTTCAGTTGCACCACCACAAACTGCTCAGCCTTCTAAAATCAATCCTAACCTTGAAGTCAAGGAAATGGATCGTACTGAGGTTATTCAGGCTGCTCGTGAGTGTATCAATTCACACATGAAACCTTATATCCAATCAGTACCACAAAAAACTGACCACGGTACTATTTTGATTCCCGTAGCCGTTAACTGTGAAGTTTACGGTCCTACTTTAGCTAATCAATAAGGTGATATTATGTCCGCAGGAATGACAGCTCTATCTTCAATTGGCATTACCCACGAAGTTTTGATTCTTGGTGTATCCGTTTGTATTCTAGTTGGTATTATCGGCATGTTTGCTCAGTACATCATTCCAGGTGCCATCATTGTGGCAGCTGCATTGTTGTTCTATGAACCCCCAAATGCGACAAATGCCGAACAAGCCAAAGATTCTACCAAACAGGAAGAAGTCTTTGACGAACAACAAGCCTTTATGAAGGACTGTATTGAGGTAGCAGAATATTCTCGTGACCAGTGCCGTAGTTTATGGAACCAAGGTCCTACCGACACCAAAACGCAACCCACCATGAAGAATGTGAAGTTGCTTGATGTTGACAATGAGGAATATAAAATGCGCCGTGCAAGTGCTTTAACTAAACCAAATGCCGTGGTAATCCACGAGACTTTGAATTATTAAAACATTCTGCTTAGGTGGCGTTGTTTACGATCATATTCACGGATGAAACGTTCCACGTCAGCTTCTGATTGTGGGTTACGTGCTGTGATGTATGCATCCAATTCCGCCATTCTAACTGCTTTCAAAAATTTTGTAATTGAAGAAAAGAATTTTAGCATGATTGACCTTTTGAGTATTTACGATATTAGTGTTTGTACTAATATATATCCGTCTTAGGTCGTTTATAATCTAGTTAAGAGGCACTTACATGACAGACCAAGACATTTTACACCACTACCAAAGAATGGTAGAGATTTATGGAGACAAGCTTCCTGATCCAGACCATAGTCCTCGTGAGTTTCAATACTACGTAAATCTCTACCTCTATTTCCATTCCAAATAACCTTTGCGTTTCCCCGCCCCTCCGGAAGGGAAGCGCCCCTAAAATAAAATGATTTTCTAAAATGAACGAACAAGTTAATTGTATCAATTGTGGGTGTGAAATGAAAAAAGTTTCGATTGGAATTCCTTTATGCTCACACTGTTCTAATGTAGGTAGACAATTTGAAAATCTACTGAAACAAGGGCTTACTTTGGATTGTTTTGATCCCAAAACAAAACAACGCAAAAAAGAAACTATCAAAATCAAATAAACAGACAACAGGATAATCGATGAACGAACAAATTGAACATTGCTTGTACCAATCGGGCTTGACTGCACAAGGGTGCTGGGATGAACTGGATGATTATGCCCGAGAGTGCATTGAAAAGTTCGCCGAGTTGCTTATTCGGGAATGTGCCGAAGTATGTAAAGCACAGTCAACATATGATCCTATTGTGTTGCCCTACAAACCATCTGAACAGTTTGAAAAAGCAATCAGGCAACATTTTGGAGTTGAATAATGAACGGACTAATTAAAGAGCTTGCTCGACAGGCAGCACTACCAATTACTTGTGAATATGAAATTCCTGATGAATTTGTAGAAAATTTCGCCGAATTGCTTGTGCGAGACTGTCTAAATGTAATCAATCAGCCCAACGGTGTCGGTGATGACGATGTTATCCGAATCAGCGATGATGTTAAAAAACATTTCGGAGTAGAAGAATGAACGAGGATTTGCGT